AAGACTAAAATCAATGCCTAATTGTTCTGCGGCATCACTAGCTTCTTTGCTCGGTTTTAAAATATTGGTCAGCGTTGCTTTTAATCCTGTCACTGCTTCTGTTGTTGCAATACCTTGAGTGGTTAGAGCAGATATAGCACCTAATGTTTCTTGAAAAGACAAACCTGCCGTAGATGCTGTGGCGGCTACTTTACCGATACTGCCAGATAACTCTCCTACTGTGGTTTTACCTGCTTTCATTGCTACAAAAAATGCGTCCGATACTGAAGAAGCATTTCCCATTTCTATGCCGTAAGCATTTGTAATACTGGTAAGACCATCCACAGCAGTCGTAACATCAGTGACACCGCCTATTGCTAGTTTGTTTGCCGCTGTGAGCAAAGATGTTGCTTCTTCTGCGCTACTAGCACCTGCCGATATTGCTTGATAAAAAGATTGTGCTTGTTGAGTAGGTGAACCGCCGAACTGAGCCGCTAAATTTTTAGCTTCTTGAGTAAGTCTTGGCATATCGGTGTTATCACTGAGCAAAGTATTTACTTCACCCATAGCGGCACTGAACTCATTGGCTTGTTTCGCTAGTCCAGATAACGCTTTTGCACTGAAAGCCGCCGCAACAACAGGAGCAAAAGCTCTCAAAGCACCAGTAGCGAGTCCTGCACTTTTTTGCATACCGCCAAGGTCTTTGCTTGCAGTTCTTACACTTCGGCTGTCGGCTCTTATTTCTAAAGTTGCTACATCAACCATGCTTTTACCTCAAATTACTATTTCTTAGAGCGAGTTTAATCTGGTCATCTTCTGTTGCTTCATGCTCTATTGATCTATACGGCGCACTTACTACAGCATTGTTATATCTTTGTGCGCAAGAATCATAAATCGCTGACAGTTTTTTTATCGTTGTAGACTCCCACATTGTTAGGGTTATACCTGTCAAATTACACCAACTACTAATTTCTTGCCACGTTAACCCTGATACACCCATTTCGACAAGCAAATCTATAATGTAAGAAAAAGGCGCAATTTCTGGCATCATTGGGTCAGGGTTCGACTCAATTCTTGCCTTCGTTGCGCCTTTTGCTGTGGTAGTGAGCCAAGCCCAATACCTTACATAATCTTCAAGTAGCTGGCTGATTAAAAAACATAATTAGCCCTATCTGCCGCCGCTTCTAACACTTGCTCGGCGATCCATGATCTTTTATCGTAAATCATCAAAGCGTTGTCCTTGTTACATTTCAACGTCTCTTCGTTATAAACAATGCCAGACCATGAAACTGTACATTCAGCAAGAATCTCTCTTAATGAGCGTTCTACTTCTGCCGTTGGTACTTTACCGTTCCTGTACTTGTTAGCATTTTTGGCTTCAAGTCTTTTTGCACACTGAGTCCATTTTGTTGAATCTTTGCCAAGAACTTTTATGGTCAAAGTCTTGCCATCTTCAGTCTCTAAAATTTCCCCTGTTACTGGGTGGTGCAAATCAACAGCGATGCCAGAGTTTGCGGCTTCTTTCAGATCAAATTGCGCTAAATCCATTTTTAGTCACCTTATGTAGTAGTGACTGTCGGCCTCGTGCGCTCAAGTTGTATAGTCCTCTGAACTATAGCATCTGCGCCCCCAGCGACAGTATCAAAAGAAACAACCTTGCCTGTAAAATAATCATCAGTTGCATCTCGGTAAGTTACCCTGATGGCATAATCATTATCTGAAGACAGAGCCGCGAGTACGATAATTTGCCCAGCATCATCATCATCTCGGTTGATAGTAATGCTATCAGCCTGATTATTAAATGTGCCTTTGTACTTATCGGTTGAGCGTTGCGCGATTGGGTTAGAAGTAACAACCACAAATGCTTGTCCACCTGCTGTCCAATCAGTTACCTGACCGATAGCGGTGTAAGTGACTGATGGATAGCCATTAGTGGCATCATCATCAAATTGAGTTGGAAGACTTGCCGAAATACTTATCGTAGTCTCGGCTAGAGTTTGGACTGCGTTAGGCATAAATCACCTCGTTATAAATGCTAAATATGTTATCGAAACTACGATGGTATACCAAGACTGTTCAACGATACCAGCTTGGCGGTTTACTGAGCGTATTGTCGCAGATTGCGAAGAATATGCAACGGTACTCCCAATTGGGTAATGCGCCATTATTGCCTCAGCTTTTGTTTTAGCGGCAATCGCTCCTGTTTCTACAGGATAACGCAAAATAATTCTGAAGATACCTGACGTTTCATTCATGTCAGCAAGCGTCAGTGCATCTATTGGATTTGGTAAATTGATAAGTTCAGCATATTCAGTACCCGATACTGGTGTATAAGGCATATTTTCATGGCTTATAGATAGCCCAAAATTGCCATCAATGTAAGATTGAAGAAACGCTTGATCTATTTTTATACTCATCGCGTCTCTTTCCGCACTATCGTTTCAATTCTTGCCATGTTTTTAGCCACCATGCCGTCTTTTTGCTCGTAGATACCAACATACGGCAAATTATTCGTAAGATAAGTGATTGTGCCAACGCCTACTTCAGAAATCATATCTGTTATTGTTGCGCTACCCGACTTATCTTCTCGTTTAGTCTCTGTTCGTATAGGTGTCATTGTACTGGCTTGCCAATTTCCTCGCATACGACCTGTATCGACTCTGGTATCTCTTATTACGCCACTAAATAATTCTATTTGAATGGCGCGAGTTGCTTGATCAAGCGTCGATCCTGTTTTTTTTGCCCATGCTGATATATCTACCTTCGCCATTATCTTCTTGCCTGCACAAAATAAACCAAAGCAATACCTGCCGGCTTTGACTCTGTTACTGAAACAATTGACCAATCTTCACTTTCTATAGTGATTTTGTCTGTTGTTAATGGCTGTACGGTTTTGTCTAAAATTATTAACCTATCACTGGATAAAATACGAGTACCATCCACAAGCTCGTTAGCGTACTTCTGAACGATTATTTTTGGACTGTATGTAACCGTGCTCCCTGCAACAACATCGCCTGTGACAGGGTTTATAGAGCCTCCTGTGGTGCGTTTAATTGTACCGACAGCACCAAACTTCGTTAAAAGTTTAGAAGCAGTTGCCGCCATGCTGTTGTAAAAAGTTGCACTCATTAGCCCATCACCAGAGGTATAGTCGCTCCGTTATTTGTCATCAAAGCCGCCAACAATGCCTGACTTCTGGATCTTCTTGCAATCCTTTGACTGTCAGTTAATGCGTATTCAACTTCTACCGCGCCAACTACCACTTCTTTTTTGACACCTACTGAACCAGATTGACTGAGATTGTACAAATCTTCACCAGCATTAATATCTAAAGCAAGAGACATTTGACATTGTTTGACCAATGTTGGTATTTCGTCACTTTGCCAAGAAAAATTTTGTATATCGGTAAGCCCATTTCGCGGATACGATAGTGGTTGGTATCTTTGCACCATGTCACCCATAAGTTGAGACTCTTTAGTCGCAATATATTGTGCCGCTGATATTAATTGAACTCGATAAGTATCAGTATCATCTACAGTTATACCTAAATCACTTGCATAAGCTATATATTCAGCCGCAGTGACATAGGTATTGGCATTTGTGACTATTGCGCCAGTTTCGACTATGAGAGTTGCCATTATCTTTTCCTTGATGTTTTCTTAGCAATTTTTTTCGGCTGGCTTGATACCTTTTTGCCTTTTGCTAAATCTTCTCTTTTCTTTCTGTTCGTTGCACCTAACTCTTGTGGGCTTAATGCTTCTCTTGCCTTTCTCGGTAAATACCTTTCACCTGTTGCCTTTTTTCCTTGCGTAGAATTTTTGCCTGATCCTGTGCCCCAATCTTGCTTCGTCCACTTTGTAAGACTTTTCGCCGCTTTAGTTTTTCCTGTAGTGTAACCGCCGCCTGCTTTTTCGTACTCTTTAGCCAATAATTGAGCTTTTCTAGCACTCCATTGACCTGCTGACCCACCTTTTGTACCGCGCATTACCTTGTTCTTAAGTTTTTCGCGTAGGCTGGGCTTATCATATGGACTTTTAGCCATTACTTACCTCTCGGCTTGCGTTTCTTTTTGCCTTTGTTATACATAATAATCTCCTACCATTTAACTTTATCTGACCAATATGCGGCAGACATTTTGCCTTTCGCAATGTTTTTAGCATGACGCGCTTTGAACGATGCCCTTCTGGCGGCATTCGCTTTTGATTCGTTTTCTCTTTTCGGTGAACCAGATACACCTTGTTGACCAAATCGTATTGTCTTTGTTTTATCACCTTCTTTGGCAACAACAACATGACTTTTGGTTGGGTGTTTTGGAGTTCGTTTGGCTTGGTTGTATTTATCCAAACCTAGACGAGTTAATCGTGGGTCTTTTGCCATGATAACCTCGGTAGGAAAAGGGGAGGTTGCCCTCCCCCTAAGTATTACTCACCTAATAGGACAGCGGCAAAGTCTGGCTTCCAAACTTTGTATCCGTACAAACAAGCAACATCAAACATTGCTTTGTTATAGCCCTTATATGCGGCAACCTCGAAGACCATTCCAGACACATCGTCTTGAACTGTGAGTCTATCAGTTGCGGCATCACCACCATTAGGCTGTGCCATTGCTCGCATACCAACTTCAACTGCGGCTTTATGGAAAGCAACATTTCTTGCTCCACCATCAAGTACAGTGATTGCAGTAGCTGAAGCACCTATTGCTACACGAAGACCCGGCGCGCCTATTTCAATAGTGCCGCCACCAGATACGTCAGCGTCCCCACTAGTAACAACGTACTTGTTAGTGTCGCCAGCAAAAGTAATGACGTCACCGACAACAATAGTACCAGTACCTGCAGAAGCCAATGTGAGAGTAGTTGCGCCAATCGCGTAACCTGCATCATCAGTAGTTGCACTTGAACCAGTCCCCTTTGTTACGCTTGCAATACCTGCAGACTCTTTAATCATCATTCCCTGAAGATCAAGCAAAGTGCCTTGTCGTAGTAACTCATCGTTACCAGCTTGGTTAGCAGATGTTAATGAAGCCAACTGACGGAGTCTTGTACCAGCGTGGCTGTTCATTACGATAGTAGATTGACCATCGTTAACAGGTGCGCCATTGTCAGCAAGAATTTGTCGCAAGTGTGCAACGTCATTAAAGTTACTACCGAAAGGTGCTGTACCTGCTGTGCCGTGTGCACGTGATGCATACTTAGCAACGTCAGCGGCTACTTCGCTTTCAATTTGATTTGAGATTGCTCTCATTGCTTGCTTGATTTGATCACCGTAGATGGTTTCGAAACCAGAGCCATTGTTGACGTGCTTGATGTCTTCGCCTGTCCAAGGAATCTTGACCGAAGCAGTTTGCGATAGCGTCATTACTTTGCTATCTACTGTTTGGTCAACGCCTTCTGGGATAGTCATTGACGGTGTTACTGTTGTGACAGCTTGCGAACGAGTTGCGAACGAACGAATTGTATCGCCCTGCGCCGCTCTTTCTGTAGCGTCTGAGTTGATTGTTGCTGACGGAATAACGCCTACAAGTTCACGACCAACGATGTCTGCCGCTTTGTAGATGTCTGCCGCTAAGTCAGTTAGAACATTAGCCATGAGATTTACCTTTTAGTCATCTTTAACTTTACCGCCGCTTTGGACGAATTGTTTTCGTTGCGATTGGTTCATTTTATTAAAATCTTCACGAACCACCTCATTGATACTAGCCCCACTAGTCTCATTGCCACCTGTACGCCCTGCGCCGTTGGCTTTTGTCCCAACTATAAGCGGAGCAAATGCCACGCTATTTTGGAATTCTGCTTTAAGCTCATCAATCGTCATCGCTGATGGCTTCCCGTCTTTGTCCAGAACAACCGTTACAGGTTGACCGTCTCTAAAATCTGCCTTCAATCGCATTTGTAAATGTGGCAACAATACATCAGATGAACCCTGTACAGCTATTTCTTGGGCTATCTTCAGTGCAGTTTGACCGCTTGTTAGATTAACGATAGTGCTAGACATTTTTGCCAGTTCTTCGTTTAACTCTTTTTCGCGTGTCGAATACTTTTCTTGCCAACTTTTATCTAATGCTTCTGTGTCATTACCCTTTTTTGCCGCCTCAAGTCTAGCAATCTCCGCTTCTTCTGCCGCTTCTTTTGCCTTTTTTGATGCCGCCTTTTTTTCGGCTAACAACTCTTCAACTTTATTTTTCAAACCAGTTAAGTCTTCATTCACTGGCTTAGGTATACCATCTACTTTTAACTGATACCCTGTATCGGTTGGCTCGTATAAGCCCTGCAAAGTTTCGTCTATACCTTCTAAAGTTTCTACCGTAAAGTTTATCATTTTATCACCCTGTGATTATTAAGCCCTGCTTATGATTCGGTAATTGTAACTTGCAAAAAATTAATGTCAATGCTATGTGAGATTCGCCTTTGCGAATGCCGTTGGCTCTAATTCTTTCATTTGTTGCAAAGTCATTGGTTTAAAGTTTTTACCCAACTGCAATTCAGCAAACTTTTCTGAAGATAAACCTCCGCGCCGCAACAACGCGCCTTTTGTTTTGCCTATCGCATTGTTTTGAAAATCTGCTGGTTGTTTTTTCAACCAACCATAATACGTTTGGTCAGCAGGTACCGAGGTTACACCAGATTCTCCTCTTGCTGATCGCGTTGCCCCTTCTTGTAAAGACTTGAACCTCCTGTCGAGCACTGGAGCCATCGTGCTTCTACAATTCGGGTGGATAGGTGGTCTTGGTCCTTTATCAACTGGATATACTGTGCCATCAAGACTTCTGCACGTTGCCGATGTACGACTGTCTAATGTGCTTACCCACTGAACGCCTTTTATTATGTCAGAATTATCTTGCCAAACTTGTTCTCTTGCTTGAACGGCGGCGTGTTGTAAGGCTGTGCGTGTGATGGTCTTTGCGGTGTTGTTTACCTGATAGAGTATGCCGTTGGTATATTTTTGCGCTCTCGTACCTCGGATATTTTGCAAAATTTGATTTGTTGTCTGACCTTCGTAATACCCTGCCGAGATTGCACCTGCAACTCTATCTAGCGTTTTCTTTGACATATCTTTTATAAATGGCTGGAGCAATTTGCCATTATCGGCACCAACCATAGTCAATGGGTTATTAAACACAGCAAACTCAAGGGCGGCGGCTGTTGGAATATTGAAGTCAGCCTGTATAACTTGACCCAAGGACTTCCGCTCGAATCCAGATTCGTAATCAGCCAAATCTACCGCTTGTGCAGAAACCTCAGAAGTGAACTCATCAGCTAAGATATTTAAGTCCGAGCGAACCGAAAATAATAGTTGATTAAGTCTATCTCGGCTAAAAGTTGTAAGATCACGCCCTGCCAATCTACCAGTGATAGTCGTATTAAGGTCTTTTAAAAACTTATCAGCTTTATTAGCTTCACCAGTTTTAAGCCTTTCTAAATAAACTTGATGTCGAGTCGCTATATTTATCAACTCTTCTGGAGCTTGCGCCATCAGTCATCCTCGAGGTCTGGCATACTTTCTTGCATACCAATCTCGTCTTGATAATCTTCTAGTGACTTTTCGTTATTCACCAAACCATGTTTTTTCTTCCATTCGTACAAATCACTAATCGGTAAGACACCTTGTAAAAATGAAGCAACCATAGCTGTCAACATCTGCGGTGTTGTTTCTGGTTCAATGAAATCTTGGCTTATTGTGTACTGATATTCAGCCTCTCCGCTGACACCCATGAATTGCCCTGCCATTTTCAGGGCTACGGAATACGCTTCGGAGACGTTGTGTGCTATCAGGGAGAGAACCGAATGCTGTGCCATTAACTCACCATCAACCTGTGATGCAGTTTTCGCAACTGAGCCTGTCTGCATATACATAGCACCTAGCCCAATCATCATGGTAATTTTGTCGTTCATTGCTTCACGAGCCAGCATATTTGGGCTTGCTTGTGCAAAATCAAAAACCTCACCGCTCGGTACACCGATTAATCTGCCAGAACCAATCCGCATATTATTATCTTTCATCAAATCAATTGTTTCTTGATTAAGACCCGACATCCACGGTTGAACTTGACCAACTGTAAAAACAGAATCTTCATAGATTGCAGAATTGTTAAGATGCCCTACGTTAATTTTGGCAAGATCATACATTGGTGGGTGGTCTACATGAGACGTATTACATTCAGAACCCACGAAAACAAAGGGAATATAGTCGAGTGAAGCACCAGAACCATCTTTCGGGGTTGTCTTTAAATGAAGTGTCCATTCTTTTTTGTCATTTAATCGCCATTCTTTTTGTTCGTAAACGCCATCAGTAAGACAGAGCTCTATAATTATTTCAACAGATTGGTATTCGTAACCGTCCATTGACTCATTAACACTGCTTTGTAATGTGATGAGAACAGGTTGTAGCTTTGAACCTACCCTTTTCAATTGCCAATTTATAATCTGTCTGGCATCAAATCGTGTGATCGTGGCAAATATATTTTGACTATTTATGTCTGCGCGAGAAACTTCACCTTCAGTGGTTGGGAAATCAATTAATAAACCACTTCGACCAATACGCAATACATCACGCACCACATCTTGCGATTGCTGGTAAATAGAAGCCCCTGCGCCATCTACGTCATAATTTACATAAGATAATTCATCAGGAACAGTAATAGACGGAGTTTTGGCGAAAGCCTTACCGATTAAGCCTCTGCTTGTGTAACCTGCTACAGCAGAAAATACAGCACGCTTTTTGAAAGTTTTATTTCTTTCGATGTTTTCAACAGAAGTATCAAGCCGATCTAATTCTAAAATGTATTTATCAAGATTTTTTGAATCGCAAATATCATTTATGAGATTCCACTTTTCGATATTTTCTGTGTACTTTTTGTTTTTTGAGTCAATAGTCATCGCGCCATACCCATGTCTGTTACCACGATAGGTCTACCCAGTGACCACTTGCGGTGTAAGAAGTAACCTACAGCATCGACCCAGTCATCTATTGCAGGATGTTCACTAAACTTTTCTGGTGCGCCCTTCACATATCCTTGCGACTCTATCGCGTCAGTTAAATTCGGGCATTTGTCTGTGTTTATAAGCAAACGATCATGGCTCAATAGCCCATTTACTGCGTTAACTCTATCTCGGATTAACGGATTTGCTTTCGGACAGTCCACAGCATAACCATTCGATCTTATTATATCAATATCTGAACCAGTTGCGTTAGTCGTTCCGCTTTTACCAGATGCGTCAGGATAGCAAGTAATTTTTCGCCCTTTTTGCGCATACTTGCTTAGTCTGAGGCAAAAATCCCTAGTATCTACGCAAACAAATTCATCAACAACGATAGGATTGTTGTTTTCAATCAAACAAATTAGTACACAACACCCACCGATATTGAAGTCTATGCCAACGTGAAGCATTTTGTCTTCATCGGTGAGCTCTCTGTTTGTGTGGTGCTTTTCTCGTTTAAAAAAATGATAAACTTTATTCGCAGAAAGGCTTACAAATTCACCTTTCAAAAACAAATCAGCAAGCACTGGGTCGTAGTTGTCTAATATTTGCTGAACGTAGCCTTCGGGCAAAAAGGGGTTTGATTGTGTAGGCGATTTTATGACAGTGTAGCCATCTTGTAACGATTTGACCCATTTTTGATATACGAACCCACTGTAGCCCTGATCTGGCGTGGTTACACAGCCAATTGTATTACCTGCTGGGTAGGTTGTTTTTTGCCGATTACGCTCAGTTATTTTTCGCCAAACCAGAGCCGCCTTATCTTTTGGTAAAGTATCTAACTCATCAACGATACTATGCGCTACCTCGTACGCAACGATTCTTTCTGGTCTATCATATGATCTAAGAATAACCATTCCGTAGCCATGAATAGCAATCGTATACTCTGCGCGATTAGTTTTATACCCAAGACCAAGTGCTTCAAGTTCTTCTTCGAAACCAGTTAATGCGCGTAGTCTCAACAAATCGTAGGTTGGCATATAGTAACCGCCATTCGTGCTCGGGTCCGAAAGCATCAAACAAATCAGTCTCGATATACCTGCTTTGGTCTTACCACTACCCAATCCCCCGACAAGCGCAGGGTATTTTGATTCGCTACAAACGAATTCTTCTTGGGGTTCAGTCAGGGACAGTTGCACGAACGATCTGTATTACGTTATCTGTGCTGGTGGATATTGTAGTGGTGTCTTGTTCTTTCCAGCCTGCTTGTGTCTTTAAATAAAATATTGCCGCTGTGACGTTGCCATTTTGTGCTTGGTTGACTAAATTACCTGCCACACTTGCAATAGCTTTTCCCTTGCCTTTTTTATAAGCATCAGAAACTTCGGGCTGACGCTCCTCGATGGCACGAAAAGTTGTTTCCGATATACCAAAATAATCTGCCAACTGGCTTTTAGTTAAGACAGCAGATAAACGCTCAACCATTATTGTGTCTTCGTCATCGAATACTTTTGTTGGTCTGCCGCCACCTTCACCTTGATTGCCTATTTTCATAATCATCACTTTTTGCTCAATCTGTTGCGTAGTTCGGTTGAAGAAAACCTGTGCTTTCTAGAGTTAAAAAATATGGGTATATGTAACTTATTGCCTGTAAATGCTCTATTCCTGTACTCTTCACCGACAAATCGTATATGTATAGGCTGTGTGGTTAATATCGCCATTAAGTCTTGTTCGGTGCAATAGGGTATAACTTCGTCAACGTATTTGCTCCCAGCAATTTGAATATAACGCTCTACAATACTCTGAACTGGTTTATTTTTTTCTGGTCTTTCTAGCGACGGATCTACTTGCAAGCAACAAATTAGATAATCACAGTGCATTTTTGCTTCTCGTAACATGGCAACATGACCTGCGTGCAGTAAATCGAAGCATGAAGCTGTGATACCTACTTTAGGACACATATTTTTTTACACTCATACCGTAATTATTTACTTTTTTACCAGTAACTACTTCTTGATTTTTAATCAGCTTTTGTTTTTTAAAACCAGAATAGTCAACATGATGATGCCATCTGTTATAACGCCATGTTAATTTTGAAACATCAGGATGTACTTTAACTTGCATTTGGCTTTTAGCAATCGTTCCTGTATCTGCGTACCTATCGCCTTTCTGAACGATGCCTTCTTTGTGATAGAACTCTTCTGTATTGCCGCCTTTAACAACTTGAGTGCCAAGTTTTTCTTGCAAAAAAGCATAAAATTGTACGGTACACCAGCCTGCCTTAAGCATATCGAGCGATAAAATAGTATCTTCGTTATATCTGCCGCGCCAACGGAAAGACAAATCATTGCGAATAAAGTTACAACTATAAATTCTAGTATTTGTTATAAATGGTGGAAATTTCGTTCTTGCAGGTGCGAACATCATGTAACACGGACCTGCCATTGCAATATTTTTATATCGCAAACAAAAATCTTCCATCGCGCGCCAGAATGCAGAATTTTCTACTTTAATCCTTTGATTTTTATTCAATCTACGAAATGAAGCGATGTTATCGTCCATGACCCAGTGATGTGTAAAGCCATTTTTTATTGAATGTTCCCAAGCAAAATTTCTTGCAGGACCGGGTCCGGTGCTTTTTGTTAAACCATGCTCGTCACACAACTCGTATTTCTCTTTGTACGTCATATCCAGCGGTAATATAGTCGCAGATAATTTCATTTCTCGAACTGCGTTTTCGTAATCGTTAACTTGATCTGGTTCGACCACAACATAGTGTTGCACGCTCATCAGTGTAAGAGCTTTACTGGTGATCATATACTCAGCGCGACCTTTACTGGGCACATATAATGGAAATTGTGGGTAGGTGTCAGACATACCGCTTATCTTTCAATACATCGTTTTCTTTTTGCGGAAACCAAAAAGATTTAGTTTTTCCTGTATCTTGCACACCAATACGAGCAAAAAATTCTTTGACATCTTCTTCTGTATCAAAATGCACAATAACGTGACGCATAGACTGTGCATTTGGCTGGTTAAACTCAGGCATATCACTCCATTCTTCGTGTGCGTCTACCTCGCCTTCTTCTTTTTCCAGAAAAATGTTGCTGATTTCTCCGCTATCAAAGCCCAGCGTACTGTAGTCAAAGTCTAATTCTGCAAGAGTTTCCAGTTCAATTTTCAACAGACTTTCGTCCCACTGAGAATTCAAAGCAAGTTTGTTGTCGGCAATAATATAAGCCTTTTTCTGAGCCTCTGTGAGTTCGGTAAGTTTTATTGTTGGAATTTTATCTATGTTTAACAAATCTGCGGCAAGCACGCGACCATGACCTGCTATAATCATGTCTTGATCGTCTATTAGAACTGGATTGGTAAAACCGAACTCTTGTATAGAAGATGCAATCTGCTTGATCTGTGCATCTGTATGCGTGCGAGAATTATTTACGTAGGGTATTAAATGAGATATTGGTTCGTATTTGATTTTTAGCACAGTCACCCCCAGTGATGCGTTTAGCCTCTAGCTTGGGGGTGATGTTACCAGTTTTTTTTTGTTATGCAACATTAGCCATAATTGCTAGTCTTGCTCTCGGTCGTTTGCCAACTTTTATCGTATCAAACTCATATATTAAATTAAGGTCGAGTAACTCACGCACTCTTGGAGTGACAGAATTTATTTCCCACCCGAGTTCTTTTGCTATTTGATGCCTTGTAACCTTTTTTTTGCGCTTAATCACACGCATAACTGCTCTTCTGGCAAGCGGCAATGTGTCAATGATGTCTTTATAAGCGATTATTGAGTTATTGTGCATGGTCATCTCCTTATTCGTGAAAGTAAGCATTTTTTATATCGTCTTCATATCCCAAAATCTCTGCTTTCGCAAAGGCTCTGAAAATCTTTAGGTAGGCTGTTCGCAATTGCCAAGCATGATGATGGTCAAGGCAATCGACGAATTCCATTAAAAGTTTGTCTAGCTCTTCGTATACATCTAGCTCATAGGTTTGGGCATAATTCAGTGCGTGTTCTAAAAAATGGCGATCATTTTTGCTCATATGCCGCCATGTAATATCAAGCACCTCGGGGGCTGGGTCTACTTCTTCGCCTTTAACTAAAGCAGGTAAGTGCTGTCTAAGTATCTGTGAAATTTCAAGGCTCATAGTCTGTACTCCGGCTTACATACTGATTCAAAAATTTCACGATAGTCAGGATGCCCATTTTTATTGTGATGCCACAATACTACATTTTCGCAGTATCGCTTTTCGGCATCTTTAGCAATTTGTAGTTCAGATGGCATACCGTTTAATTGAGAAATTAAGTAGATAGATGCAATCGCTAGTATTCCGTAAAATGCGTTCATGCTCTAAGCCTCGCTACTGGCATTTCCATGTGATTAGGTATGAATATACAGTCTGTAATAAAATCAATAATTTTATGGTCGTAGAAACGCACCCATTCTGTTTCGTATTCACCCGATTCTTCATTGTAGTTTGATTTTCTGTGGAAGCATTCAATGGTTGATGTAGCGCAATCTATGTCGTATCGAAATTCCGTATCACCATGCATCTCGTGACCTACGGTTATTTCGGCGCGTGGATTGCCTTTGATAAAAGATTCTGCGCTGACCTTGCCATTTTTTTCCATTTCTTGTAATTTTTCTGCCGCTCCAGTTGGGTAATTGTCGTGATGTACATAAATACAAATGTCTCGACCTGATAGTGCATTGTTGGTGAAGTTATAAGTGCCTCGTGTTGCCATGTTGTTTCTCCTTGATAGTTTTTGTTATTGCTTAGACATTATTATTGGCAATTCTCAGTGTGTCAAATTTATTTTTACTTAATTCAATTTTAAATTGATTTAACAAACATTCAACTTCACTTTCGGTAACGTAGTATTTCTCATGGATATACTGACTGTCTTCTAGTGTATGAATGATCTGTTGGAATGAAGAGCGAACCATATCGTTGAGTAATCGTTCTGACTCATCGCTAGGTTTGCATTCAGGGTGATACGTGTCGGTTGAATATTGATTACAGGCTAAGCAGTTCATAGCGTTTCTCCGTCATAAAGTAACTTCTCAACACGATGATATTTAGCAAGTGAAGGCAACAAAGGAACAACAAACTTTTCAGCATATTCTTCTTTAGTTAAAACCGTCAAACCGCTTTCAATAGATAAATAGCAAGCTCCATTTGTATCTACGATGTCAAAATTAAATTTATTCATTGATGTTTCTCCTTTTTGTTTTGGTGGGCATTCAAAGGATTTGCCTATATTGAAGCCTTTCGTGCTTCGACTCGTAAGGGGAACGGTATAGACTAAAGTTCAACTATTTATCTTAAAGCTAAATCCGTTTACCGCGAATCGCAATTAAGGGAACGTTTCACCGAGGTCGCACTATTTACCTTCACGATGATATAAACAAATCCTTTCAATGTCCTCCTGAAGCCCCCCGAAGGGGGCGGTTGATTTAGTTTAATGTATATATTTCTAATTCTTGGCTTACATTAAATACTGCTTTTCCGATTTCATCATCACTTAGAATGTCGCCGTATTTCAAATTTAACTCTTCTCCGTAATTCATTAGCCCAAGCAAACTTACTTCGTGATTTTTGGATAATTGAATTTTTGCATAATCTTTAATAGCTTCTGTAGACTTAGCGAAAAAATCATCTTCACACTTGGGGTGAGCATACCTGTAATCATTATCTAAACAGGCGTTTTCATCATCGGCTACGTATTCATCACAATATTTACAAAATGGCATTTTTAATCTCCTGAAGCCCCCCGAAGGGGGCAGTTGGTTTACTTGGCTTTTTTACCATTTATTGTTATGGCTGATGCAGTTTCTATCTCTTGCGCTTTGATGCCTTTAACGTGCCATTCGCTTCTGGCTATAGCCATGAATGTTTTTTCACCGCCATTGGTGCAGAACCATTCCTCAGCATCAGCATCTCTGTTAAGTGTGATTATATCGCCTTGTCGTATGAACATATTTATTTACCTTTTTAGTTAATGTTGGGTACATGATATATCTTTCCCACGCATTGTCAAAGGTTTTTTTACAAATATCTTAATTATTTTGTCATTTTATTGTAAGTGTATGTTTTTATTATAGAAAAAATATCAATTATTTTCGTAGATTGTCTTTAAAAGCTTGAATTTTTTGCTGTAAATCTCAATTTTGGGGCTTCTTTGCTCTCCGCATTGTGTGTCAAAAGCGTAGATTTTGGCATCGTCTATCGCCCATTCTTTGCGATGATGTTCACTCAAATTCGTATGATTGCCATCGTGATCATATTTGCAGACCATCCAACAATTCCATTCCTCGCACCAGTCAACAACAACTTTTGACCAAATCATTTTTTTTTCTTTATTCACCTGCACCTCCAACACCGTCAGCGTCTATGAAATTTTTTGAATACATTACGATTTCTGGAAACGTGAACTCGCCAGCACAATACTCCCAAATATCCCAGCAGTCATTGTGTAGAGTGATCTCAACAACAAAACCATCATCGTAAAAATCTGCTACTTTGGCACAGCGTTTTTTGCCAAGTGCTTTTTTAAGTTGAGGTATAATCATTTCTCGCCCTCCTGAAGCCCCCCTAAGGGGGCGGTGGTTGTAAAGTTTTTATTTAAGATATGTCACACCTTTAATTTTTGCGTTCAAAGACTGTTCAATCTCTTTAAGAAAAAAGTTTATAGAACTTGATGCTCCTGTCGCTCTACCTTTCCAATATTTTGCCATTTTCAAATCTTTACTTTGACAAGATTGCTTTACGTTCTCAGTAAACTGTATTAATTCTTTTTGAGATATTTGTAATCCTTTGGTCCAAGTATCAATGTTCATATTTTTAAGCTCCGTATTTTTGTAAAGTTTCAATTGCATCTTTTTTAGTTTCGTATGGTGCGTCGTGGCATTCCCAATCACCATCGAAATTAAAAAATGTTCGCCACCCCTTGCCCATGTCAGAATCGTTAGAAAATTGAAGTTGAACCAATGTTTCTGGTTTGATGCCTTGAGTATCAGTAACGTTAACGTCATAACCAAATTTGGTTCTTTTTGTTTTTGTTTGATACCTCATGTTTGTTTACCTTTTTAAATGAATGTAGGGACATACTAATCCGTACTCACTCAATGTAAAGATATTTTTTACAAATAACGCAACTATTTTTAAATTAATTGATAAGTTATTGTTTTGTCTAAGGTTAAATATTCAACTTTTTTCGCATTTCTGCGATTCTTTTGCGTATTTCTTCGGGTGGCAAAGGGTCTTTGGTCGGTTTCACGTGGAACGTACGATGGCTTTTATGACTCACTGTCAATCGGCATATGTTCCTAAAATGAGGCAAAGTTAGAAAATCGAGATGGTCTTGGCAAGCTCTGATGCCATCAAGATATTCTTGTTCAGTAAAGTCTTTAGTCAGTGACCGATGCCAAACTTTCATCTCTGTACTCCCGACAGGATCAGTGACTTTTTTCATTGCCTGTAAGATTCTCCAGCCCTTCGCCATAGTTTCGGCTGAGATATTCTCTGAGTTTTTGGTCTGCTTGCTCTGATTTACTGAGTCGTTCAACTTGTTGATAAGCGTCTGCGCTGACTTCATCGTCGAATCGTTCATTCTTAAGGTACCTCTCTACTGCTTGGAAATTAGGTGAAAATTGCCCTGCGGAGCGTAATTTCATTTTTGAATCTGCTTGTCGTTGATAGCTTTTTATAATGTAATCTACATCATCTGCATCAATCTGCATTTTCTGAAATACTTTATACGCTTTGATTTTTGAGCCTTTTTCTCCAAGACTTGAATCGAAAGCGTCCCATAACCTTTGAAATTCTGTCGAGTATTTAGTTCTGTTCATGCAACCTCCTGTTAAATTTTCTTTTTTGTTTGTGAAAAATATCTTTAAACTGAGTGCGTAAAACCTTAAAGGAGTTTCACCCTGTTTTCTTCTATCGCGCTACAGTTTTTGGTGTATCGAATATGGTGTCTATTGATCTATATTAAGCATTAACAGATCAGGCATTTTCGCTCTCAGGTATCGCCGTCTCGTGGGTTTTATTATTCCCACGCCTCATGCCCACCAAAACTGTATCGGCGAATCAGGTTAGCTTGATCGAATGTAAAGAAATGGTAGAATAACCCAGTCGGGTATCCGTTCTCACCTTCTCTCACATCGGATTTTAGGCTTCCCACAGCCACCGACTTTCCCATTTAAAAACAAAACCTCTCTAAAGTAAAATTTTATTTTATTTTCTCTAAATATTAAAAAGATTCTTTACTTATTGCCAAGAATATTTGATAATGTCTGCTCAATCAATAAAAGGGAGAAAACAATGGAAACAAGTAATGAGGTAAATGAGTTAGCTGAAGCATTATCTAAGATGCAAGGTGAGTTAGGCAAAGCAGAAAAGAGTGGTAAGGGTAATTATGGCAAACACGCGAAAATCGAAGATGTCATAAATGCCTGCAGAGTTCCTTTGGCAGATAACGATTTGAGCGTGGTTCAAGTCCCACGGAGTGCTGAGAACGGCATTAGTTTACAAACCCGAATCATGCACAAAAGCGGACAGTGGCTACAAGATGAACTGACCATGGCTATCACTACAAAGGCAACGCCGCATGAATATGGCAAGCTGATTACTTACATGAGGCGATATGCATTAGCGGCTATTCTGGCAGTTGCGCAAGAAGATGATGACGCCCAGTCAATGCAAGTCACTACAGAAAAGCAAAATAGTGACAAGCCAATAGATAAAAGTCGAGTTATAGCTATTCAGAATTTACTCGATAACGATCTAGATCGTATTGGTAATTTTCTCAAGGCTTGCAATCTCGATAATCTGAGCAAAATTATGCAATCTGATTACGACAACCTTGTTGAGAAAATAACTGCTTCTAATAAAAAACGTACGGAGGATAAGTAATGGGTAAAGTAATAGACGCAAAAGAAAAGTTTACAAGTAGTAAAGAAAAAGATGATAATAAGCAAGTGAATGATTACGAAGTTAACAGTGCAACAATAGCGATGAAAATGCTAGAAGAATTAAACAGCTATTTTATGCCAAAAGGAGAAGACTATGAAAAATGAGTGCCCTGTAAGTATTGACGAATTGAGACATGATGCCCAAGAACATCAAGTAACAATCGAAGAAGATCCCGATGTAGAGTTACGAGAACCTGCTTCGGAGATGAGTGAAGAAACGCAAAGGCAATTTGACTGCATCCAAGCTCTCGTAGATGATTGGCGCGAAGAAAACACAGACCCTTATTTATTAGGCTGTAAGTTTTTTTTCTACATGAATCAAGAGTTGAGCCTTCAACTGCGTGACATCAAGAAGCAATTAACATGATTATTTTGGATTGTGAGCAAGGCTCGGAAGAATGGTTCAAAGCGCGGTTAGGTGTACCAAGCGCAAGTAATTTTCATCGAGTCATAACGCCCACAGGAAAGTTATCTTCTCAACTTGACAGTTATGTGAATACTCTGGCTAGTGAAATTATCACTGGTCAGCCGTATTCTACTTTCACGAGTGATGCAATGCTCAGAGGTACTGAACTGGAACCTATCGCTAGGAATAACTTTTCTTTTTTAGAAAGTGTAAAAGTTGAAGAAGTAGGTTTTTGTATGCGAGAAGATATTAAGGTCGGTTGTTCACCTGATGGGGTTATTGATGAGCGAGAAGGCTTAGAAATTAAATGTCCTTTGGCACACAATCATCTTGAATACTTGCGACAAGGCGAATTACCTGCGAAATACATCGCTCAAGTTCAAGGGTCTATGTATGTAACAGACTTCGAAGTCTGGCATTTTTACAGCTACCACCCAGACTTTGCAGAAAATCTATCAGTAGAAGTATATCGCGATGAGGTTTTTATAACCCAATTAAAAGATCACCTTACAAGAGTTACTGACTTGATTGGTGAATATGTAGAAAAATTTAAAAAAGGAGATGAAAATGTTAAATAAAGTACAGCTAATCGGTAATTTAGGGCGTGACCCAGAAGTAAAAACGACTGCCAAAGGCAACGAAATGTGTACGTTCAATCTTGCAACTACTGAAAGGTGGAACGATAAAAATGGTGATAAACAAGAACGAACAGAATGGCATAGAGTTGTTTTGTTTGCGAAACTTGCTACTTTGGCAAACGATTATTTACACAAGGGCAGTAAAATTCATTTAGAAGGAAAAATTCGCACCAGTAGCTACGAGAAAGATGGTGAGACAAGATACAGCACCGAAATTTATGGTGATAGTTTTATTTTTTTAGATTCTAAGAAGTCTAACGATGCACCAAAGGCAAAGGTAGATAGTTTTGATGATGATATACCTTTTTAAAAAAGCCCCTAAGGTGAGCGTGCCTGTAGGGGCTAAAGGTACTTCAGGAGAGAAACAAATAACAAAACAAAGTTAAGTTACAAAACCAGATTATCAACAAGGAGAAAGAAATGCAACAAGCAAATATCGGTGCAAGCGTTATCGAGGCGCAATACATTAAAAGAATATCTACCGCTGAATTAGCCAATATACTAGGTGAAAGCAGGCAGTCTGTTTATCATTTGAGAAAACAAAAATCAGCAGGTATTCATAAAGTGCAAAGATTGGCAGGTATTTTTGAAATGCCTTTAGTCGATTTTATCAATTTAGGGTTTAAAAATGACTAATGACGATCAAAAAAAAGCTATGAGTGAAAAAATTGCTGAACAAATAAAAGAATATTTGGCAAAAGGTGGGAAAATTACTAAATTGCCAAATCAGGCTTTTTCGCAAACGCATGATACTGAATACGTTAAATTACAATTAAGGAAACGTAATAAAAATGGACCATCTTAGTTGGCAGATTAACTCAGAGCATAGCTTGCAGTGCTTCATAAAGTTTATTACCGAAGAATATAACGAAAAAAGTGTTCTTACGGTTACTTGGCAGAATGGCAAAAAGCGAACGAATCGGCAAAACAATGCTTTGATGCTTTATTGTCGATTACTAGCAGATGCTTTAAATTCTGCAGGGCTTGATATGAAGCGAACTTTAAAGCAAGAAGTGGATATAAGTTGGACTCAAGAATCTGTACTTGAGCATCTTTGGAGACCGATACAGAAACTCACAATAAACAAAAACTCAACAACTGAAGCGAAAACAGATGAATACAGCAAAGTTTATGACGAGCTTAATAGGCACTTGAGCCAAAAATTTGGAATCAGTGTGCCATTCCCCTCGAAGGAGTACCACTATGATTCTCGACACATACCGAAGAACCGTTGAACAGGCTAATCAGCAACTTTTAACTGGTCTGGAGCATTATGATAAACGCGAATTGAAACTTGTGTTTAACAACCTCATGAATATGCACAGAGATATGTATACTCAGTATTTAAAATTCTATTCGGAGCATTTAGATGATAGTAAGCATAGAGGTGAATGAAGAAGAAGCAGAAGAACTAATTTCTATTGCTGAAAATTTAACTGGTTCAATAGAAGATTTGAAAGATTTGATCTTGGAATTAAAGGGCATCATTCGTGAACAGAAAAAAATGTCTTGAAACCATACAGTTATTAGCACGCATAGCCGCCGCTGATGATAATGGTTACGTTCAGTGCGTATGCTGTGGCGTAATTAAGCACTACAAAGACGGAATGCATGGCGGGCACTACATCGGAAAGGGTCATAGCTCATATTGGAGTCTGCAAATTGAAAATGTACACCCACAATGTGCTTCCTGTAATATCATGGGCATGAGGTACGGAACAGCCGCTATAGAGTACACTCGCTGGATGCAGGATTATTATGGCGATGACTTTGTAGCTGATATGCTTTCTAAGAAAAAACAACCCATGAAGCATTATAAGAAAGATTACGAGGATATGTACAAAGAATGGAAAGAACTCATTAAGTATCACGAATCGAGAGTCGGACAATGACAGTTTTTAAATATGCTCAAATCGATAATAAATTTTATAAATTAATGAGTCATGATGAGTTAATAACATGGGCTGAGAAATTACCCGAGTTTGAAGACAAAGACTTTATCGGCATTCTAACTCTCATGGTCAATCACAATATTTTTTTAGATTTCATGGAAGATAAATTAGAACTACAAGAAGAATTCGACAAATTTTTAACGGAGCGATACAACGAAAAAGGAGTAAAACATTGAAGCCAATAATGCCGATGACAAATGATGAGTTACAAGAATGGATTATAAGTAGTGCCGAGAAGTTAGAAGGTGATGATTTACGCGCAGTCGGTACATTTATACGTACCAATAATGATATAGCTGGTTTTTTTAACGATAACCCAAACATCAAACAAGCGTTTATTGATCATGCGGAGTCTAAAAAATGAGCACGTTAGAAAAACAAATCGGCGGTAATCACTACAAAGACATGAAAATACAACCGATTGAATTCATTGTAGCTAACGATATTCCCTACCGAGAAGCTAATATTATCAAATACATTTGTAGGCATCGGTCGAAGAATGGCAAAGA